AGAAGGCGCAAGTCATGGCGCACGAGTAGCAGCATGGGCGCATCTTGGCAAGCATTTAGGCATGTTTGTAGACAAAACGGAATTAAGCGGCTCGGTACATCAAGAAATATCCAATCTTACGCCTGAGCAGGTAATTGAGCGCATGAAGGAAAAGAGGAATGACTACTGACGCGCTCGACTTACTCGCATTTCAAACGTTGGCACGTACAGATTTCTACTGGTTCAGTCGCTACATGTTCTTCAAGCGCCGTAACTATAAATGGATGCACAACTGGCACCATGACGAGATATGCAAACATCTACAATCTGTTTACGACGGTAAAACAACTCGACTCATTATTAACATACCGCCTCGATATTCGAAAACAGAGCTGGTTATTGTTAACTTCATTGCATGGTGCATGGGTAAAACGCCTGATAGCGAATTTATCTACACGTCATACAGTGCCGACTTGGCACACAACTACAATGCACAAGCGCGAGATTTAATCAAAACAGAAGCCTACCAAGAGCTATTCCCAGACACGCAGGTTAAGACCGACCAAGACGCAAAAGGGCATTGGGGCACAACCAAAGGCGGTGTAAGTTATTCAGCTGGTGTTGGCGGTACGATGACCGGTTACGGCGCAGGTAAGATGCGTAAGACGTTTGGGGGTTGTATATTAGTAGATGATCCGCATAAGGCGTCAGAGGCTCGCAGTAAGAAGCGTCGTCAGAACGTGCAAGAATGGTTTGCTGAAACCTTAAAGTCACGACTGAATGACCCAATTAGAACGCCCATGATTATCATTATGCAGCGATTGCATGAAGATGATTTAACAGGTTGGCTCATGACGGGCAATGATGACGACGAATGGAAGCTGGTAAAAATGCCAGCATTACAACCTGATGGAACGGCATTGTGGCCTGACAAACACGACATTACTAAGTTGAAAGCCATGCAAGAAGCGCAGCCATATATGTTTGCAGGTCAATATCAGCAAGAACCAACGCCAGGTGAAGGTGGTGAGTTTAAAGTTGGTATGATTGAGATTGTCGATGCACTACCTGCTACTGCTCATAAATCAGCACGAGGTTGGGATTTAGCCTCAACACTAGATGACGGCGATTACACAGCGGGCGTTAAGATTTGGGACGGCGGCGATGGTTACTTTTACGTTGAGGACGTTGAGCGCGGTCAATGGGATAGCAGTATTGTGCGGTCGACTATTAAGCTGTCAGCGCAATTAGACGGCAAGTTAACAGCCATTAGACTACCGCAAGACCCCGGACAAGCAGGTAAAGACCAAGCCAAGTCATACACAAGGCTGTTAGCAGGCTATAACGTCGCTGTGTTGCCAGTGAGCGGCGATAAGATTACACGCGCCGAACCATTCGCAGCACAAGTCAACGCAGGTAACGTCCGATTAATCAAGGGCGATTGGAATAAAGCATACATTGATGAGCTGAAACTATTCCCACTTGGCAGCAATGATGACCAAGTTGACGGTAGCGCCGATGCGTTCAATCACTTATTTAACTTTGAAAATCAAGATGACGCGCCAATTTCACCAATCCCTATAGTCACTAATTATTGGTAATAAACTATGAGCAAGCAAAACGAAAAACTGCATGAGCGCTTGCTTGAGCGTATCGATGCAGACTATGAGCAATCGCATGACAATCAGCGCCAGTCCTATGATGATAGGCGTTTTTGTTTTGTGGCAGGCGCACAGTGGGATGGTGACATTGGCAGACAGTTTGCTGGTCGTCCTAAGTTTGAGTTTAATAAGATTCAGCTTAGTGTTATCCGTATTTATAACGAATGGGCTAAAAACCGATTTACGGTAGAGTTTAGACCGCAAAACGATGTTGCAGACAGCGATACCGCCGACAACTTACAGCAGCTATTTAGAGCTGATGAGCGCGATAGTAATGCTGATGAGGCGTACTCTACTGCATTTATGGAAGGTATATCGGGCGGTATCGGTGCAATCTTACTTGAAGCTAAGTACGATGACGAAGATGGTGATGATGACGAGTATCAACGTATTCGTATTAAACCCATCTTTGAAGCTGATACCATGGTCTACTGGGATGCTAATGCGCGTCGTTACGACAAGGCAGATGCTAAGCACGTAACTATTGTTAGCTCAATGAGCAAGGCGCAGTTTGAATCTAAGTATAAAAAAGAGCCTGCTAGTTTTGATGACTTGCAAGGCTATCGCTTTGATTGGCGTGACGGTGACAATGTACGAGTTGCTGAGCATTACGAGCTGACCGAAAAGAAAGTCGAAGTTACTAAGCTGTCACATCCTGAGGGCGGTGAGCCGGTCAAGCTATACGCTGACGATGAAGATTACGATCAGCAATTAGACGATTACATGGCTCAAGGTTTTGAGATTGACTTTGTTAAAAAGGTCAAGCGTAAGCAGGTCGAGGGTTATGTATTAAGTGGTAACGAGATTGTTGAGAAACTAGGCGTCATTGCAGGTAAGTATCTGCCGGTAGCGCCGTTCTATGGCAAGCGCATGTATGTTAGTGGTCGAGAGGTCACGCAAGGTCATGTTGGCTTATCTCGTGACGCTCAGATAGCATTTAACCTTAAAATGTCAGGACTGATTGATTTAGCAAGCCGTCCACAAGATGAACTGCCAATCTTTACGCCTGCGCAGATTATGGGTCACGAACAACAATGGGCAGATAAAGAAGTCGCTCGCGTACCTTACCTGACAGTTAACCCGACTAAAGATGCAAATGGTCAGGTCGTCGGTATTGGTCCAACTGCTTACACTAAAGCGCCGGTCATTCCGCAAGCAATGGGTGCATTGATTGAATCTAGCGGTGCGCTAATTGGTGAGCTAACAGGCAACCAAGCAAACGGCGAACAACTACGCAGCAACGTATCGACCGAAGCCGTTGAAATGGTGCAAGATAAGGTAGATGCTCAGGCTTATATCTATCTTGATAACTTTGCTAAGACCATCGCTCACGTTGGCAGAATATGGCTATCAATGGCGCAAGACGTTTACGATGAAGAAAGCCGTGAAATGGCAGGCGTCACGCATGATGATACCGATAGTAAGGTCATTATTAATAAGCCCACTATCAAAGATGGCGCACTTGCATACGAAAACGATATGCAGGGCGGTAAATATAAAGTAACCGTTGATATTGGCGAGGCGTTTAGCACACAGCGCGATAAGACCATCAAACGTCTGCTTAACTTGGTGCCAATGATTCAAGACCCGCAGCAGCAAGCCGCACTACTCAATACTATCTTGTCAAACCAAGATGGCGAGGGTATGCACGACTTGAGCCGTTATGCTCGCAAAAACTTGATTAACATGGGGATTGTTGAGCCTGATGAACAAGAAGCGAAAGAGATGGCAGAGGCTCAACAGGCAGCGCAGAATCAGCCGCCTAGTGCGCAAGACCAATACTTTGAGGCTGAATCAGCTAAAGCACTTGCAGGAGCGGAGAAAGCGAAAGCTGACACGCAAAAGACACTTGCAGAGGTTGACGAAACACGCGCTGATACGGCTAAGACATTGTTCGAGATGCAGAAAGAGCAGCAGCAAACACAGCAGACCATGCAAGAAATGATGGTCATACTGCAAGCGATGCAGCAATCACAATTAGCGAATGAGCAGCAAATCAAACAGGAAGTCACACCGCCACCTGAGCAACCAATGCCTGATATGGGGCAAATGGAGCAGATGATGGGTGATATGCCTGATGGTATGCCGCCGATGGAGGGTATGTAGTGGAGCAATTAATACTACACCTTATTGGTGACTACGTTACCCAAACCGACCGAATGGCTAGCGAAAAGATTAGCGACATTAAGATGGCTTTTCTGCATGCCTTTATCTACTCAGTGCCGTTCTTTTTGCTTGATATATCGATTGCGGCTTTCTTCGTGATATTTGTAAGCCACGCACTTATTGATAGGTATCGTGTCGCTAAATACATTATTTACGCTCGCAACTATTTACACGATAGATCGTTGAAGTGGAGTGAGTGCAAAGGCACTGGGTATCATCAAGATAAACCTGCATGGCTAACAGTATGGTTGATGATTATTGCAGATAACACCCTGCATTTGAGTATTAACTACTTAGCTATCGCCTACTTGTAAGAGGATAACCAATGAAGCTAATCCTACTGCTACTTGCTGAACGATTCCTAATCTACATGGACAAGAAAATCAAAGCTGATGACGAGAAGTTATCTAGTAATGGTGATTAATGCTATAATAACCCTATCAAAACAAGGGGTTATTTATGGCTAAATTCTTAGAGGTTAATACAACAGAACCTTACAATACAATTACTATAAATCTTGATTGTATCGCTACTATTTCTCGCCTTAGAGATGGAAAAGCCAGACTTGATATGAAGGATAAGCGTATTCACACTCTCACCAGCTCTTATGATTATATAACAGCAAAAATAAAAGAAATTAACGACTAGAAACGATTAACAAAATCAAGCTCACTTCGGTGGGCTTTTTTATTGCCAAAAATTAACCAACAGCTACCAGATGCTATAAATCTGAGGAGATACAAACGTGGAAGATTTTGACGACAACCAAGACTATCAAGAAGATATTGAGCAAATCGATGACGAGATGTTAGACGATGAGCAAGGCATTGATGATGGTCAAGACGATGAGCAAGATGCCGACGGTGAAAAAGCCGAAAGCCAAGATGATAGCGACGATGATGCGCTTGATTTTAGCTTTGATAATGACGGTGATAGTAGCGACCAATTCAAAGGACAAGAGGCACCCGAGTGGGTGAAGAAAGTCCGAGAGGAAAACCGCGAGCTTAAACGTCAATTGAAGCAGCGCGAATCACAGCAGTTTGAGCAGCAAGTGTTACGCGAGAAGCCAACGCTTGATGACCATGACTATGACAGTGACGCGTTTGAACAAGACTACGCGCAGTGGCTGCAAGAAAAGCAGCAGGTTGATGCACAGGTACACGCCGAGCGGCAAAAGTACCAACAGTATCATGAGCGCTATAAAGCCGATGTTGACGCGATTAAGGCAAAAGCACCTGATTATGACGAGGTAGAGCTATCCGTCGTTGATGTGCTGTCTGAGCAAAAACAGGGCTTGCTGCAAATGCTAGTCGATAATCCTGCCAAAGTGGTTTACGCGCTTGGTAAAAACTCACCGGCACAACTGGAGCGATTATCAAAACTTGATGACATTCAGTTTGCTAAACAAATCGTCTTAATGGAGATGGAAATGTCGTCCAAGACCAAATCACGTAATCAGAATAAGCCAAAGCCGAAAACGCATGAGCTAGAAGGTGCAGCAGGAGGGGCTGACACTCGACTGGCTAAGTTAGAAGCAGAAGCAGACCGTACAGGTGATCGCTCAAAAGTGATTGCATACCGAAAAACTCAGAAAAAATAA